GTCAATGGTATTGAAAGTGGTTCTAGAACCCTATCTGGAATAGCTGGTGTTTCAGGAAGTTCGCAAACTCAATGGGTAATAAACAACACTGTTAATGGACATTTGAGTAGTATAAGATTCACCAAATCAGTTGTATACACAGGTAATTTTACTCCACCATCAAACACACTAACAGCTTTGGCAAATACACATTTGTTGATACATCCATTTACGGCCGACAAAAAAGTAATTGATTATAGTAATAATAAAATTGATATAACATATTCATCAGCTGCAAATAATATAACAATTAGTGCAGCTGGGCCATTTGGTAGTTTCGAAAAACCTTATCTTCCTTAATTAAAATATCATGGACACTTTAAAATTTCCAATTTTTCCAGTAGATGGTGAAACATTCTCATATAATAATAGAATATATACATTTAACCAGTCTGAGTCAACTTGGTATGCTTCAAATGTAGAATTGCCTTTTGATCCAGCTTTGGTGCAAATAATGCATTATGGTAGTGGTATTGCTATTGTCACAAATAAAGTGGATTTAAATAATGATATTTTATGGGCACAAATTAGACATGTACGAGATATAAAATTATCTGAATTGGATTGGAGATACAATCGTTATCATAGACTGGAAAGATTAGGACTAGACCAAATTGATGACTTAAATAAATTGGATGAATACTCACAAGCTTTAGCTGATATAACTAAACAACCAGACCCATCAAATATTGTTTGGCCATCAATTTAATAGGATAATAAATGACAACTAAACTCCAACCAGCAAATTTAGACGAAACACTAAATTATTCTGTCAATCAAATTTGTATACCATATTCATTGAAATAAATATCAGTGCAGATAAATATAGTAAATAAAACCAAAAATAGGGTATAAAATGTCTTTTCCTTTATCACCAGCCAACGGACAAATAGCCATTGTTAATGGTGTTTCCTACCAGTATATACTAGGAGACACTGCATGGTATAGAGTCCCGACCTTTGTGAACACTGATACCGTATTGGCGGCATTTACACAGGCAAACTCTGCGTATGGTCAGGCAAACACAGCAACAACCAATGCGGCAACGGCTGACGGCAAAGCAGTTACAGCTGGTTCTTATGCAAACTCTGCTTACGCACAGGCAAACACCGATTACACTACAATATCTGCATCAGCAGGCGTCTATGGTGGCTCTTCAAACATTCCAGTAATTACATTGGCTGCGAACGGAAGAGTTTCTGCAATCGTCAATACATCTATTTCAATTCCCGCTGGTACTTCCGTATACGGTAACACAGGACAGATTACTGCAAACGCAGCCACAGGAACAGTTGCATTAGGTCTGGAAACAACGGCAGTTTCACCTGGCACTTATGGTGGTGCATCACAGATTCCTGTTATCATTGTTGATGCATACGGTCGTATCACCTCAGCAGCAAACGTTTCAAGTGGTGGAGGTGGCGGCGGTGTTTCTATTACAAACGATACATCAACAAACGCAAACACATATTATCCAATGTTGTCAACAACAACATCAGGGTCATTATCGACTGCCAACACATCAAGTACAAAACTATATTTCAATCCAAGTACAGGTACGTTAAATAGCACAATTTTCAACAGTTTGTCTGATGAAAAATCAAAAAAAGATTTGGTGCAAATACAAGATGCTTTGGAGAAAATTAAACAACTAACAGGTTACACCTATACATTCATTGAAAGTGGTGAAAAGAGTGCTGGTTTAATTTCTCAACAAGTAGAGAAAGTTTTACCGGAAGCCGTGAGAGAAAATGAAGGTGTACAATCATTAAATTATAATGCAACAATTGGTTTGATTGTTGAAAGTATCAAAGTACTTAGTGAAAAGATTGATGAATTGAACCGTAAGTTGGGGTAACATATGCCATTAGGTTTTAATATTAATGGAACACCAATAAGTGAAAGTTATGCATCATGGCAGGATGTTGGATTGGTCGGCGGAGCTTTATTATGGGCCTGGGGACAGAATGATTATGGACAATTAGGTCAAAATAACAGAACAAGTCGTTCTAGTCCTGTACAAGTTGGATCATTAACTAATTGGAGTAAGATTGCACTTGGCCGTCATCATGCCTTAACGACCAAAAACGATGGTACACTATGGTCATGGGGATTAAATACCAATGGTCAATTAGGTCTTGGTAACACAACAAATTATTCCAGTCCAGTACAAGTTGGATCATTAACTAATTGGAGTTTAGTTGCTGCTGGACGGTATTACAGTTTAGCAATCAAAACTGATGGTACTTTATGGGCCTGGGGACAGAATGCTTATGGACAATTAGGTCAAAATAACGCAACAAATTATTCCAGTCCTGTACAAGTTGGTACATTAACTAATTGGAGTTTAGTTGCTGCTGGTCATTATCACAGTGTAGCAATCAAAACTGATGGTACTTTGTGGTCTTGGGGAAACAACAACTATGGTCAATTAGGTCAAGGTGACAGAACAAATCGTTCCAGTCCTGTACAAGTTGGTACATTAACTAATTGGAGTAAGGCTTCAGGTGGTACTAATTATGTTGCAGCAATTAAAACAGACGGCACACTATGGGCATGGGGAAGAAACAATTCTGGTCAATTAGGTCAAGGTAACACAACAAATTATTCTAGTCCAGTACAAGTTGGATCACTAACTAATTGGAGTTTGATTCACACTAGTGTTAATGTTTCTTATGCAATCAAAACAGACGGTACACTATGGTCTTGGGGAAGAAACCTTTTTGGTGCATTAGGTTTAGGTGACACAACAAATCGTTCCAGTCCAGTACAAGTTGGATCATTGACCAATTGGAGTTTAGTTGCCGGTGGTGATTATCATGGACTTGCAATCAAAACTGATGGCACTTTGTGGTCTTGGGGATACAACAACTATGGCCAATTGGGATTAGGAAATAGAACATACCTTTCTAGTCCAGTTCAAGTTGGAACATTGACTAACTGGAATTTAATTGCCAATGGTGGTTATTTCAGTATGGCTAAAAATTCAGCAACACCAATACCAACAAGCAATTTACCTTAATATTAGGAAATAAAAATGAAATACGCAATAGTACACAACAACCAAATTAGAGTGGGACCAAGAGATTATCACACAGGTTTCTTTAAAGATTATTTGGAACAAAACAATGTAAATTATAATTTTCCATTTGATGCGCCGATAGAATCATTAATCATCAATGATGAAATTAGTTTGGTGCCTGTACAAGATACACAAATACCGGATTACCATCCAGTTACGGAACAGTTGGCTGGTCCTTTTTATGAAGTAAACACAACATTAATTACTGGCACATACAATGTTGTTGATGTTCCAATTGATGCAGCCAGAAATAAGATGAAAGAAATTCTTGCTGCACTCAGATACTTTAAAGAAAACAAAGTGATTGATGTTACTGTACAAAACACATTGGTAAAAATAGACACATCAAGAGGTTCGACACGAGATTTTTGGACACAAACATATTTGTTGATGGGTGACAATGACACCAAACTGGTTAAATTTATCAATGGTGTTTGGTTAACACTTACAAAGTCGGATGTAAATACAATCTTGACAGCAATTAATACTACGGTTCAAGATGCATTTGCATGGGAAAATCAGCAAATAATACTGGCAGAATCCAATGATAAAAATGGATTAAATACACAGTATACGGATGTAATTCCTCAACCACAACAATTGACGCCACCTGGAATCTAATAAATGCCTAGTAATTTTCAACAGTCGGGTACCAATTTAGAATCTTATCTAATAGAAAATATATATAGTAGTTATGTGCCAGCAGCCTATAGGAAATCTGGAGGTCCTTGGGGAAATTGGGGTACAGTGTGGTCTTTTGGTAGTAATAACAACGGCCAATTAGGTCAAGGTAACACAACAAATTATTCCAGTCCAGTACAAGTTGGATCATTAACTACTTGGAAATTAGTTTCCGGCGGACAATATTTCACAACAGCAATCAAAACTGATGGTACTTTATGGGCTTGGGGACAAAATATTTTTTATGGTCAATTAGGTCAAGGTGACAGAACAAATTATTCAAGTCCTGTGCAAGTTGGATCATTGACTAATTGGAAAGAAGTTTCAAATGGTAGATATCATTCTGTAGCAATAAAAACAGACGGTACATTATGGGCATGGGGAAGTAATGCTTATGGTCAATTAGGTCAATACAACACAACACATTATTCCAGTCCAGTACAAGTAGGAAGTTTAACTACTTGGAGTAAAATTTCTTGTTGCCAAGACCATTGTGTGGCAATTAAAACAGATGGTACATTGTGGAGTTGGGGTTATAATGGTCAAGGTCAATGTGGTCTAGGCGATACAACAAGTGTGTCGAGTCCAGTGCAAGTTGGTACATTGACTACTTGGAGTTCGATTGGTACCAGTGTATGGAATGGATATGCAATCAAAACTGACGGTACATTGTGGGCATGGGGAGCTAATTATTATGGTCAATTAGGACAAGGCAACACAACATATCGTTCCAGTCCAGTACAGGTTGGAACATTGACTAATTGGAGTAAAATTGGTAGAGCAGGTAATTCATTTAGTGTGGCAATCAAAACAGATGGAACATTATGGGCTTGGGGTTATAATGCTTATGGACAATTAGGTCTTGGTAACAGAACAAATTATTCTAGTCCAGTACAAGTTGGTTCGTTGACTAATTGGAGTAATATTGCCGGCGGCGAGATGTTTCGTATTGCAACCAAAACTGACGGTACATTGTGGGCATGGGGTTACAATGCTTATGGACAATTAGGTCAAAATAACACAACATATTATTCAAGTCCAGTACAAGTTGGATCATTAACTACATGGAGTTCGATTGGTCCAGGTTATCTTCATTCCTCAATAATCAAATCATAAGGCATCATCATGGCAGGAAACTTTACAATAAACGGTGTCGATTTCGATTCAAATTATATTCCCAGACAATACATATTCTCGTCTGCGGACAAACAATTATGGTCATGGGGTAGAAATGATTATGGTCAATTAGGTCAAGGTGACAGAACAAAT